CTAATGAACTCGAATTTGAAGTTGTTAGGTTTATTCCAATCGATCGATAAGACCAACCACGGGGAACAATTTTATGTCTTACAAGCAAGTCACCATCATCATCCGCTGCGGAAATGTTTGATAGAACTTTGTAACTTGCTTCAAACTCTGAATACTCAGATGTTCCTTCTCTTAGGGCGATAAAACAGGCAAATTGACCGTGGATAAAATAGACATGGTAATAATCTTTTTCTTTATGGTGAATCAATCTACCAGATAGAGCAGAAATAATTGTTTTAAATTCGTTCCAAGACTTTATCTGGTTCATGCTTTTTCACCATCAATAACATAATAACCAGCAACGTTAACATACACGTTGTTGTCATCCATTTTTGCATTTAAAAAATAACCAGGACGAATAATTACTTGCAGCCCAGAAAGTGTAACACTTCCTCTTGCTGGAACTTCCCTTGTGTAGATTGTCTTTTCAACAGTAGTAGAAGTTGTTGATGTTGCTTCATAGATAACAACAGTACTATCGTTTGCTCCGATTCCATTGTTCCCATAGATATCAATAACTGTAATAACAAACCGATATCCAGCTTTTGGCTTCACAATGTTGTATGCCGTATTGTTAATAATCATTTGGACATTGTAGAACTCAGAATATTCAATTGGAGCGACGGCAAGCTCACCACGATGTGTAATGTGGGCACTTCTACCTTTTCCTTGACCATCATGTAGATAGAAACCGATCACAAGAAATATCCTCTAACAGTAACCTCGGCAACGCCAGATGTTCCTGTATATGTAATAGCTATTGCATCGTTTTGCCCAAGTATTAAGGCGCCAAGGAAATCTAGTAACACAAAATTTGTAGCTGCATTTCTAGCATAAGCAAGAACAGCACCAGACAATGATCCAGTAACAGAAGCGTTACCCAAGGAAGTCACCCGAGCAGTGTTCGATGAAGATAAGTTGTAGTTTGTTCCAGTTATAGTTGTTCCTGCGGCCGTTCCAGAACCAACTCTAAAAACAGTCCAAACAGCGGTGTTTGCAGCACCAAGTCGCACAATGTCTAGATGTAAGTTTTTTGTTGTGTGAGTATTCTTTATGTAAATAACTTCGTCACCTGAAGCTGGTGAATAAGTACTGTTCCACGAATATGTTTCCGCATCGTCTGTAGAAACGAAGAAATCATAGGAAGCAGAAATTGATTGCGTCAAAAGTCTGTTGTTGTTATTAACACCAGCAAAATGACCAGCGCCCTTACCGTCTTCTATTCTCATAATGAACCATCCTCTTTGTAAATTGTTGCTCCCATGGCAATAGTTAAACTGGTGTTTCCAGATGGTGGAGTGACAGTAATAGCGATGCTTGCATTTGGTTCTAAGAAAAAGTAACCCTCACCGCTTGCGACTTCAAGAGATGTTCCACATTGAACTAAGTACGTAGCAATCGTTGCACCAGCAGTAGAAGATGAGCCCTCCACACCTTTTTCTATTGTTAATGATAAAGATTTCTCTTTTGAAGAACGAAGAGAGATTGGCGTGATTGCTGTTGACAAATCTTCGGCGACAATTACTGCCTTAATTTTCACTGTGTAAGTTTGCTTTGTATTTAATGTTCCGGTAGACTCGTTTGACTTATCCGATCGAACAACGAGATCTCTGAGTATTAAAGAATCTGTTCCAGTATTTTTAACATAAGCAAGAGTAGATTCATTTGCAGAGGTTAATGTTATCGATCCAGTTGAAACAGTCCATCCACCGCCATCTAGGCCAATCTTACTTAGTGCAGTTGATGTAACAGCTTGAGTGGCCGCCCTATTAAATTGATTGATTTGCAGTTTGTACCCGTCTCCGGTTCCATCTTCAATTATTTCGCTCACACATCCCTCTTTTGTATCTCGTGACTAGTTATTAATTCCATATGCATATTTAAAATCTTTAATTGCTTAATTATTTCCATGTTTGAAACAAGCAACTCTTTAATTATATAACTAGATTCCAACACAACCTTTGAGTTGTCATCATCATCTGTTGCATTGCCTTCTTGTATTCCACTCATTTTTTATCTTTCTTTAAATGGGAGATTTCTCTCCCATTATTTATTAAGCTAATTGTAAAACTCTAACGTTCGCTGTACCGGATGCTACAATCCCATAAAGGGCACAACCAGCACCTATTGACTCAGTATAAGAGTCGCCTTTTTTAAGTAGTAATCCATTTGATGTTGTTACGCCTGATCCACCAAGGTAAACATCTGAAGAAGAAACGTTTTGAATGGTCATTTTTTTTCTTCCAGCAAGAGCACTAACTACCAAAGTAGCAGTGTCAGCGATTGAAGTAACGGCCGAACTTGCTGCAATGTTTGCTGAATCGTTAACGTGGATACGACGATAAACGTCTGAAGCAAGATTGCCACGATCACCAGTAGCAGAAAGTGCTGACAATGTTGCAGCATAGGCAACAGATCCAATAAGAACAGGGTTTCCAGAGTTCGCATCATCATCGGCAACAGAAGATGTTAAGTCCGCGGCAACTTTTAATTCGCCATCGTTGTTAAACAAGAAAGGATGGAAATCACCATCGGCACTTACTGGTGAGCCAGATGCATCTTGGCGAATACCAAGCATTACTAGACCTTTTTCTCCACCAGCACTAGCTGCATCCTCTACGTAAACTTCTAAGAAATCAGTCCCGTCTCCGATTTTTACCGAATCAGAAGCGTGAGTAAGGTCACGAATATCTAAATTCGTAGCAGTTACCGTAACTGTATTTGTTATATTTGCATCTAAAGATGATCCGGTAGAAGTGATAACCGTTCCACCAGCACCAATTAAAAATGAGCCAACTCTGTCCGCTTCAGTTGGTGAAGCAGGATCAAAGTCTAATTTATACATTGAAAGTCCCATGCATCCTCCTTAATTTTCTGTCGTTGAATTAACAGTTTACACCCATGCAAGAATCTCAACAACGACAGCAGATTTATTGCACTTCAAATAAATAGTTGAGCTAGATAGTTTTAAATTCTCTTCATAGAAACTATTTCGCTCTGGGATCGTAAACCAACTTGTAAAACCTGAGCTGAAATTAATTTTCAACTCTGCATTTGTTCTTGTCTTAATTATAAATTTCTTAGTGTTGCTAGGTAAAGAAATAGAAAACTCTGTGTCTGTCGCGATTGGGCTCGTTGTATTTATTACGCTTGGATTCTCAGCAGCGACTACATCAACAGGAACAGGGCTAGATGAATCGTTTTCTACTTCTACTGCTACTTTACTAAGATCAATTCCGGCATCCCGAAACTTCTGCTTTTCAAGTGTATTAATATTCGGATCTAATGCCATAATAATAAACCACGGCCATAAAAATGTTTTTAGCAATTCTATGGCCGTTGAAAGATTTGATCAATTAAAGTTTAGCAATGTGAAACACGTATTCCAACTTACCAGCAGTGAAAGCTGCTACACCGATAGTCTGGATAATCTTTCCACCAGATGCTAATTTTTGTGGCAATGCTGCAACATAAGTATTCGGAGTTCCTTCTGTTAACACAATAGAAGTTGGTTGTACCATTGCATTGGCAGTCAAGCTTGCAACAGCAGCACCATCCAAAAGGATGTCAGTGTCACCACCAGAAATGCCAACATCAAGAGTAGCTGAACCACCAGAAGTACAAGTTGTTTTTCCAACAACGTAGAAATTTAAAATAACTAAATCGTCTTGTGCTTCCAAAATTTCAAGAGCACCTGTTGCTCCACCATCTTTTGCAAAGTCATAAACTACTTTTACAACTTCAACTTCGTTACTGAATCCACCAGCAACGGTTTTTTTATTCTTTAATGCTGCCATCTTTTTCTCCCTTATTATTTATTTTTTTAATTGGTCTAGAAATTGTTATCCACGCAATATGCCTTGTGCCCATCGCATAGATTGAAATAATTTTATGAGGTAGGCGGATCTGAGTTAATAAATCTTTTAATTCTTGCGGGCTTTTACCCTCAATAAAATCAAGATTTGGATAACTCGTTAGATTGTCGCCTACCACACTTACCTCAACTATGAGTTATAGATCTGAATATGTTTCACACTTCCACTATTTCCAAGTTTAGCTCCAACCCACATGTCTAAGCTGATTACATAACCAAATTTCTTACTTGAATGCATGTCAGATACTTTAAATTGTGGTTGTCCCATTACAAGGTGCATAAAATCAGGATGGAAAGCAAGAGCAAAGTCTTCACTTCCAGAACCTAAAGTTCCACCATAAGTAACAAGGCCAGCAGAGTTGTCTTCAAGAATGTTGAAACCAAATCTTTGAAGAGCAACAGATCCACCAATAATGGGAGCATCAGCAGCACCATAATCAGAAGATGTGAGTGTTGCAGCATTGAGGATATCGCTCATGTAACTTGGATCGACCAATAACCACCAGCCGCCTTGCTTTGCCCATTTAGCTTGAGAAGCAAGCTTGCGAATAGAGTTAACTTGTGAAGCGTTCATGTCTGTTACACTGGCCAAAGAATGGTCAGGTGCAGAAGTAGAAGCTGCACAAAGAGAATAGAGGTAGTTATTCAATTGAATCTCAACGGCCTCTAAAAGAGTTTGGCGAACTTTAGAATTTTGATCGCCAATTTGTGATTGTAGATCAACTAAGTCCTCAAATTCGTAAGCTGCGACGATCCGTTTATTGGCGGCAACGTCCACATATTGTGTGCTTAAAAGTGATGAATCGAAAGAATCAGAGTTTACACCAATGTCGCGAATTTGAGCTGTTGGGCGGTTGATTTGAGAAACACGGACAGTGTCTCCACCTTTTTTAATTTCGCCTTGGTAGCTTTTATTTACGAGCGAAGGAAGAATTGTTTGTTCTTTTAATTCGTCCATAAACAAGGGCGCCCAGAACTTCTGGATTTGATTTGATACGTCGCTAACTAAAGTAACTGACATTTTTATCTCCTATGGTTTTATTAAATTTGGCAATTGTGCCTTTTTTTCCTTCAATGGAAGTTTTAACCATTCAGAATAAGGGATATTGCTCGCAGTCTTTGGAGCATCACCAGGTAGACCTTTTCCACCTTTCGTCTTAATTCCAAATGGATAATTTTGAACAAAAGTGGAAACTTGTTTATCAACAGTAAGTTTATCGACCTCTCCCGTTTCAGGATCGATGGCGATTTGCTCTACATCGACATGGATTAACATGTCATTGTGTGCAAGTTCACCTGGGAGATTCCTGACAAAGGCATTAAGCTTTTTAGAGATGACCTTCTGTCTCTCTTCTTCGGCGACTCTTTCTTTTAAAGATTTCAGTTCCAATTCCCTTTGTTCCAAAATCTTTTTGTATTCGCCTTGTTCTTTAAGCTTCATTTCTTGCAGTTCACGTTCTTTCTGATCGCGTTCAGCAAGTGCTTGCTCGAGAAGTCTTTTCTCTTCCTTTGCCTTTGCAAGGCTTCTCATTGCCTTGTCATAAGTCTCGTACTTAACTGTTGATTCTTGTTTGCCGCCTGCTTCGCCGTCAGCTTTTGCAGTTTCCCCATCGGGGATAGAAGTTTGTTCAACCATAATGCTCCCATGTGTTATAGAAAAAATCAAGTATGATTATTTTCGCCTGATTAATTTGCGGATGTCACGAGCAATTTGTTTTCTAATTAGGTCAACTTCTGTGTTTGATAGATTAAAAAATGGTCTTGCGGGCCTATTCCTTGACGAATCTCCCTCTTCCATAAATTTAGCAAGTTCACTATTTTTTATGCTTTTATTTGGCGGTTTACCACTTAATGTTTTTTTATGGTCACCTTCTAGATAGATAATTATCTTATTGTCTTTTGATTCCCACTTCATTGAATCCAGCATTTCACCTGTTGCCGTTAGATTTGACCTCTTAACCGATGTTGAATCTTTTTTTAAATTTGATTGATATCTTTTTCTATTCTCTATAGTGGATTTAGCAAGTCCTACAAACTTACCACGGGCACCGTTAAACTTTTTAACGGCATAACCAAGTCTGGTTCTCTTTACTATCCCATCCACAATTGACTGTGCCATGGCCTTAAAATCTTCAGTCTTTGTATATTCATCAATAACTTCTGGCAACTCTTCTAGTTTTTTTATCAATTTATCAATTTGCTTGTTTATATCTGCCATTTATTTCCTAAAGATAAGTCGGTCAATTATCTCTTGAGATACAACATCCGCATTAAATACATCTTCAACCCTGCTTAAACGATCATCCTTATTCTTTTTCCCACGAGGGTAGTTTTCATATATCTTTTTCAGGTCATCTCTATGGATGCCAAGGAAGTCTCTTGGTTTTGTCACTGGTTTAGGATTGCCATAAGTTCCTAATCTATTGCCTTCTACTTTCCCATTGATTGGATCACCTTTTTCGTACCCGATTTCAATTGCACCTTTCTTTATTTTTAAAACCTTTAAAGAAGAGAGCATATCTCCTGTCATTGTAAGATCAACAGAGTTTTTGCTTTTTCCAGCAATGTTAAAGTCTAAGCTTTCAGAATATGATTTTGAATACGGAGCAAACTTCCTATTGTTTTTATCAAGGTTTTCTTTTTGAGTTCTCTCAATAATCCTGTCTAATACCTCAAGAGCAATGGCGGCCGCTTCATCTTCTGTGTAGTATGAAGGGATCTCAATTACTTCCTTCTGTTGACTGGCCATTATCCTCACCTTGGTTATCTTCCATAACTATTTCTGCATTGTTCTGTTGAAGTATTTTATCAACAGTGTCGTCATCATAGTCAGGATGAAGTTTCTTGATTTCGATATCTAGTGTTGTTGTCCCCAATTCTAATTCAGCTTTTGAATCAGCAATCTTTTCAGACAAAGACTTCATTGGCATAGGTTCGTCGAATATTGTTTCAACATAGAAATCATTGGGCAATAGTTTAAAGACCTGAGTATCCACCATGCCTTGTTGAACCCAATAATTGTTAATAACTTTGATCTTTTCCCACAATTCTTGCTCGTCTTTCTTGAAGAAATTGATGCTTTTTTTGACGATCTTATAGGTATCCATCTCGTCAATTATTTTAGATATTCCATTTTGGGCATTGGCAGCATCGACTGTTCCAATGGAACCAACTCTTGCACCCTTCGTTTCAAGCCATAAAGAGATCATGGCAGTGTAAAAACGCATCACTTGGTCAATGTCAGCTTCCGGTTTAATGGTTCCAATGGTCGCATTCTTAATGGTCTTATCATCACTCTTGATATTCCAAAAAGAGTTTGGGCTCATTGTGATATTCTCTGGAACAACATCGATTCCGTAGACAATAGAGAAGCATTGGAACAATGAAACACCGGCAAGATCACTGAATCCAACCGCTGGTTGTACTGCCATTGTCCTCATGTCTGTGTCTTGAATAGGGATTAGATCTGTGTAGGATCTATTTCCATAGACAAATGGAATGACACCGTAAGGATTAACCCCTTCGGTTTCTAGTATTTCATCGGTAACGTAGCTATCACCATCTTGAGTAAAAGCATCAAACTCTGTGTCGGAATAGGCAAAGAATACTTCTTTTTCTACCTGTCTTCCTTGAACTTCAATTGTTCTTTTACCTAAGAATTTAATGAATATGTCTTCACTTAATGGATCAACTTGATCCTCTGTGTAAACTAGGAATCTATCAAATGGCAGAGCTCTTAATCTTGGTTTCCCTTTGTGTAGGAATATCTCCCAGGCATACCCTTTAAAAAGATTTGCCCACTTATCGGCAAGCATCCCGTTGACGTTGATATCTAATGCCTTCTCATATTCTTCTGTAACCTCATGGAACGACTCTGGGTAAGTTGTCCTCATGGGATCATTGGAATATACCTGAGAAACTTTCTCAATGAATTTTGGAACAATGTTAATGTCTAAAATTCTTTGCTTAATTTGCTCGTAGTATTGTGGCGATAAACTTTCTTGCATTACTTTTGCTACGAAGGGCCTGATCTGTCCTTCATGAATTAAGAATAACTCGTGGTTGTTTTTTAAATATTGATCATGACTAGCGATGTAGTCTATTAGTTTCTTTCTTTTATCTTTTAATGCCATATTACCTACAATTGAATTGTTGAAGACTTTCTATTTATATTAAACGGGAATTCGTAATCTATAAAATAGTCTAATGTATCACTGGCATGTGTCAATTCTGGTACTGATTTATCTTTGCTAAAATCTGATTTTTGTTGCCTGACAGATTTTAAATCCTTGATTAGCGCTTTGCATTTTGGATTGATCATAATTTCTGACCGTTCTAATTTGCCATTAACCAGTAATTGCCTGTCTCTAAATGTTGGGTTGGAAGTTTTAATCCTTATGTTTTGGAATCCGTCTTGTTTTAGATATTCCAAATCACTTAATCCTGTTGTTTTTCTGTTCTTGGCAGAAGCATCCATGTAAAGAATGCAGTTAGTTCCAAACCTTGCCTTAATTGCTCGTGCCATTTCTTTTGTGTCTGAGTTTCCAAGTAGTACCAATTCATCAAAACAATGTGCGATATGACCAATCTTATGCCAAAAAGTTGTGGTCATTCGTCCAATGTTAAAGTCAAGGGTACAACAAACAGGTAGGTCTTTTTCATAAACGACTTGTTCAGATATGTTCTTTTGAGAAAATGAATAGTAAAAATAATTGCCACCAAGCCTAACAATCTGTCCTTCCATGAATACTTTTAGTGCTTGTGAATCCAACATTGTTTCAAGATGAGATGTATAATTTGCATCAATGTGAATATTTTCGCTAGTGCTAGCATTGTACATCTGGAAAGCTAATTCGTTCTTTTCTTTTTGTTTCTCCATTGTATCGATAAATTCTTCAAGCCATCCATGAACATCTTCCGGTGTTCCATATAACCCTTTCTGTTTAACCCTAACATCTTTGATCCTAACTCTTCGAAGAAATTCTTTAAGTCTATCGTATGGGACAAGAGAGAATTCATTGACCAAACCCCAACCAAGGTTAGGCCCAGCAATTGGTTTTTCAGCGGTGAAGATATAGATTGGATTTTTATTCCAACAAAATCTCCACGTTTTATCTGATCGATTGTATTTAAAATGTTTTCCTTCTCTCATTTGAAGTTTGTCTTCAATTATTGAAAATAACTCTGGTTCAATATCTTTTTTGTACGAAGGGAAATCTGGAGCAAGAATTCCGCCTGGGCAGTTTCTATTTATTGCTGATAGTTTCAATGCTTTTCTACATAGACCATGTGTCTTGCCACTTCCCAGGCCTGCGGCCATTAAAACTGTTTCGTGAATATCGTCGTAATAAACTTTGCTTTGAGTTTTTAATTTGTCCCAATCATCAAGATTGATTTCCATTATTTTACTATCACTGTGACTTTGTCGTTAGCGTCTAACTCTAATTCTTTTTTCTCAAAATAGATCGAGCTACCTTTTGTTTTTAGCATAAATATTGCTCCTGCAATGTCTATGTTCTTCGGGTTAACTCCACTTATCATTTCTTTGCCAATAGTTTTTGATATCAAAATTGTCTCAACAAAATTAAGCCAAGAATTAAAACCAATCTCTTTTGCTTCAGCAAAGTCTTTATGTTTTTTCACCCATTCATACAATGTGTTTCGTGATACTTTGACTATTCCACCAAACGCTTCAAAAGAATGTCCTTGTGACATGTGCTTTATGAGTTGGTCACACATCTCTTGTTTGTATGGGGTATAATAACGATCGGTCTTTTTAATAGTGTCATCCCTTGTTATTTAACTTCTCTTTCTGCTTTTAATTCTTCGTATGTCTGGCCAGTTAATTCTAGTGTTGCTTTCTTTCCTGTGTAGTTTTGCCATCGATTTATAATCACATCGCAATAATGCTCGTCTAACTCCATACCGTAGCATTTGCGATTTGTTTTTTCACAAGCAATAATGGTTGATCCAGAACCGCTAAAAAGATCCATTACAAACCATTTTTCTATTGAACTATTTTTTAATGCATTTTCTATCAACTCAACGGGCTTCATTGTTGGATGTAGTTTATTCTCTGTTCTTTTAAATTTCCAAATAGATTTATCCTGAGATCCATTTCTAAAAAATTCATGTTTTTTAATCCAACCATATAAAATTGGTTCGTGCTGATAGTCATAATCTAATCTTCCCATGCTAAAAACTGGATGCTCTTTATCCCATATTATTTGATGACGACACCTCATTCCTGATTCGCGCATCATCATCATCATCATCATCTCAGAATCACCACCCTGAGGAGAGCATACATAATAAGAGCATGTATCTTTCATAAAAAGTACCATAGTTGAAAAAATATCATTAAAAAAATCTTTTAAATCTTCCCCTGATTTTTCATCGTTTTTTATTTCAGTGTAGTTTTTCGATTTTAAAACATCCTTTGTTTTTTTTGTATATGATACACCATAAGGAGGATCAGTAAAAACCATATCAGCTTTTTCCCCACTCATTAATCTATCAACATCATCAATCATTGTGCTGTCTCCGCACATTAGTCGATGATTCCCAAGTATCCAAATATCTCCTCGTCTGGTTATTGGATGAACAACTTCTGGAACATCGTCTTCGTCTGTCTGTGGTTCAAATTTTTCAATTGGTTCAATAACAAAGTCTTCTATCCCAAGTAGTTCAATATCTAATTCCGGACCAAGATCAAGCATTTCTAAATTGATTTTTGCTTTATCCAACTCTGCCCATTCTTGAATGGCATTATCACTGACCATAAAGGCATATTCTTGGGCTTCGTTATCAAAGTCTTGATAATCTACGGCAATATAATCCCAACCTTTTGTTCTTAAAATCTTTATTGCCTCAAATCTCCCATGGCCAGCTACGATAAACCCAGACAATTTTGAAATGATTACTGGGTGTCTTTGACCTTGAAATTCAATCAATTTTGCAAGTCTATCGATTTGCTCTCGTGGGTGATTGTTCATGTTTTTTGGATGGGGAACAATCTTTGGCGAATCAATATCCAATAATTCAGCATGTGAACAATTTATTTTTGATGTCATTTGTGGATTACTCCAATATATCGCTTTCTTCTGCAATGATCTCTAGTGATTTAATCATCCAAACAGTGTCTTTTATATCTTGATGGCCGAAGAAACATGTGGCGTTCCCGTCGGCATCTAAGATTGCAAGGACAAACTTCTCCCCTTTCAACAGATTGGTGAGAATTTCATCCTTGTTTCTCAGCATTACTTCTTGTCTTTTTTGACTGGTTTCATAGCTGGTTTTTTTGCTTTAGCTTTTTTCTTGGCCATAATAGTCTCCTGTTTTCTTACAGTGTAACAGGAATATTTATTTTAACGCAAGTTTTCTGACAATTTCACTTCAATTTTTTCTTGGGTAGATTGAACTTTTTCTACTATTAATTTAACAACAAAAGCATCATCTGATTGAACTATCTGAAAAATAGCATCAATCAACCCTTTTAAAAAGTTATCAACGTCTCCCGCCTTCCTATTTATCGTCCCTTTTTTGGTGTATAAATTGGTTATATGAAATGTAAATTCCATAACTATTCCCTTTGTAGATGCTCTCTCGGACTCTAATAATGCCCTAAGCTTCTCTTTGTGGAATATCAATTGGGAATGATAAATATTTTGTTGATTTCTAAATTCTGGAGTTGAAACAAACCGCATCCTACCTTTTGTAAATGCTGCACTATTTTGAGTTAAATTAATTGGCATCTTTGATTTGTTCACAGACATAGGTTTACAGAACAATGTGAATTCAACTTTTACTGCCATAAAATTAATAGGGCCTAGAATTACCCAGGCCCTAAAAAGAATGAAGAGTTTTCAACGAAAAAGCATTATTTAATTCAATCACAGTTTTTGAATTAATGCCAAATAAAATTTTTATCTGCGAGTGCTTCGATCAGATATTCATTCGCTCTTACAATTTCTTCGACCAACTCTCTTCTTGAAAAGAATTGGGAATAGGCCCGAACGGTTATGCCATTAACTTCGAACGGGCCGAATATCTTGTAATACTCTTTTAAATGGAATGGATTTGTAACTTCGATCTTATGATTCTTGGTACAAACGATCACTTCTACTATGCGCATTACTTGAAATAGCCTGCCTTAACTTGGCAAGCTGACCAATCTAATTTCTTACAGATCCACCCGTACTCAACCATAGCAACAGGCTTTCCAGCAAATTCCTTGTACGAGTCGCATTCCGAGTAGCGACTGCATTCCTCTATGAATGAACTATCGAATGTCTTGGCCAATTCTGGTGCTATTTCTGGTGCATTTTTTGCGACAATAGCAAGACCTTTTAAATGTGCTAGATCGGCATATTTATTCAAAGCAACGACTGCCTCTTGTTTTGAAATCTTAATACCTGATTCTTTTTGATTGGAATATGTATCAATGTTGTCTAACTCGATGGCATCTCCACCAAGTGATTTACACAGATCCATTCTCTTGCCTTGAAAAGCGAGCAATGACTCTTTTCTTGGATCGCCCCATTTTTCACCTTCCCAATCATCCATTTCTTTACCCGTGGCATCTTTGGGATAATCTTTAGCATCTGCTCTCCAATCTTCATAACCCATACTGACATAGCAAATAACCTTAGTTCCCTTCGAATGGGCATAATCTGCCACGCCTTTTCCTGCTTCTGCCATTTGATCTAGCTCTAATGTGACCAATTCAACCCCATTTTTAAGCTTATCTTTAAAGTTATTTAATCCCTTAAAGTGGAAAATCTGGAATGATTTAATGGTCCTTTTAGGGAAATCTATCGCCACTTCTTTTGGCGGTTCACCTGGTGTTACTACTGGTGTTGGTGTCTTTGGTTCTTCTGGTTTCTTTTCTTCTTGGCCGTCATTGCATCCAATTAATAGGACAATCAAAAGTAGATATTTCATTTTACTTCCTTGTTATTCAAGTTCAGTGCAAAGCATAACATCCCCTGTTACAACTTCGCACGAATCTTTTTTAACAAGAACCCTATTGGCACAAGATGTCAGTGATAATAGGAAGAATAGAATAATCAACTTTTGCATGAACTCTCCTTAGTTCCATAATTCAAGATTAATATCTCGGTCTTTTGCACCCTCATGGATAACATTTGATAACCATTCTTTTAATTTGGCCATCTCTTCTTCGCTTAATTCATTGTCGTTTTCATCTCGCCAAATGGATAGATCATGCTGACCATTGGCCATCTCCCATAAAAATGAAAAGCATGAATCTGCTTGAAGCATTCTTTTCATCTTCTGCATTTCACAGATATCTGAGTCGTCAAATTTTAATTCTATTTTCATTTTTTACCTCTTAACTGTTCGCCACATGCATTCTACGCAAAGATAGATATCCCCAAGATTAGTTTCACATAGTCTCAGACCATAGTTTGTTCCACAACGATAACATAGAGGTATTGTAATGATTGATTTTATTTTCACAAATTCCCAGTCCTAGTCCATGTCCAAGTCTCAGTCCCAGTCCTAGTCCTAGTCCATGTCCAAGTCTCAGTCCCAGTCCTAGTCCTAGTCCTAGTCCTAGCCCCATTGGCCAATTGAAGTATCATTACCTTGGTTGGGGTTTGGTCAATGAATTCTCTCTTGTCCCATATTTTAATTTCCTTGTAATGCCTGGGATCTTAAACCCAGCTATTAATGAACTCCGTTCAACTATCAATTTTGTGTGTTCTTCAAAAGGTTCCTCTTCTTTTACATTTGAATCATCTTTAACATACTCACTAAATCTCCCGGATTCTGCCACCCAAGAAGCATTTGTAAGAGTTAAAGTCTTATCAGTTTCAGAAACTAAAATACCTTTATACCAACCTAACACAGTCATAAGCGTATAAGGTTTCCCTATCTCATACTCTGTTAAAGTTTCAGAACTATTACTTTTCGTTTCTTCAAACGCCATCTTTAAAAACATTTCTTGCAATTTTTCTTTGTTCATAAACTCTCCATTAATTATAACTAATCAAAACAATAACCGACCTACCTAAATCTATTTTCCTTTATCAACATGAAAAAAGTAAACGATATAAAACAACAAATCAATTTTGATGAAAGTTTTTTATAATCACCATCAACAAATGCAAAAAAACCAAGAATAGCATTAAATAAAAACGCTGTAACATTTATTAATTGTGCAATTTTATTAATCATATTTAAGCAACCTCTTAACCGAGTTATCTATCTCTGTCTTTTCAAAACCTAATTCACCAAGAACATCTCTCACCACTTGTCTTATTTCAGATGCCGAAAAGCGATAAATCCTCATAGTTAAAACCATTTGCCTCATAATTATTTCGGCCTGAATTTCTTCATTTAGGTTATTCAATGTGCATATATCCATTTTCAAAAGTTAAAAATCCACTCTCTTTACAATTTGTAGATTCACAAGTGTCTTCCTTTGCAAAAGCACCACTTGTAAAATGATGAACATTATCATGGAATCCGTTATCTTCAATGACGTGATTGTGCCCACAGGTAAAGTATTGAATTTTATTGGCGAAATACTTATCATAAAGGGCCTTGTATCCCGTTGTATTATACCCCCCATGACTTCCTGATTTTGAATATATACAATGATGAGCGCCAACAATTTTAAGCTTATTCGCACACTTATCTAACCATTTTTCTATGTATTTTTCTGTGTTTTTTCTATCCTTTAAAACCTCTTCCTTGGGACTTGTAACCTCTTCCCATAATGATGATTCGACCAACAATAAGCAGGCATTATTAAAAATCACACCAGTAGGCATTCTAAAATCGGGTGTCTTATTTGCTATTTCGACAATATCATTTGGGTTTCCTCTGTAGTACGAATGATTGCCCCTTACTAGCCAAAACTTACTGTACCCATTACTTAAAGGCCTTACCATTTCATCAAATTCTTTTTGCGTGTGGCATCCTGTATCATAGCACTCATCGCCAAGCAGTAATACATCTTGCGGCATGAATTCTTTTAACTTGAAATTATTTTCTTTGAACTGATCTGACTGGATTCCGGTGTCTCCAATTATGGCCAATTTCTTTAGATCCCTATCTTGAACAATTTCAGTCCCAATATTTGGCATAATGAAAGAATAAACACCAAATGTGACAAGAGCAGCACCAACTGCAATAGCTAATTTCCCTTTGATTGATTTAAAAAACTTTTTCACCAAAAAACCCCTTTGTTTTTACTAATGTTTCCTAGTTTTGAATTCTCTGAGTGAGTAATCCACCTCATATTGCCCATGACATAGCCTTTTTTTGAATCTATCCGATCGACAGATGGAGCAAGTTTTTGTTCAAATCCAGATTCTTTATATTTATTAAATAAACATTCATAATCAGGATGAGATAATGACCACATGTAAAACTCTTCAACAGGCAATATCTCAAGTCCTTCATATAGATGATATTTCTTTTTTTGTATCCCAGTTATTCTACTTTTCATATTCCTATATTTTCTCATTAAATAACCATTAAATGTTTTTTCATATTTGCTATATGATTCCAATCTAGATTTTTTAAACTCCTCTTTGCTTTTCTTCTTTTTAACATATAACCAGATAAGTTTTGAGCGGCAAGATGACGAGCAATATGGGAAATGACCATTCATTAGTCTATATGAATCATTGCCGCAAATTTTACATTTATGATCCATACTCATTTCCCAAACCTCTCTTCAAATTTATACCCACACTCTGGCACTTCTCCCAAGGCAATTCTCATTGCTAATGTCGCCACTTGAACTGCCTCACGATAGACATAAACAGGATCAGCATTATTTTCTAGCTCTAGTAGAGCACTAGATAATTCCCCAACCTCTTCCATTAATGCGGGTAAAAGATGTTCATTTGACGGGTGTTTAATCTTTGCTCTAATCATCTCATCACACATTTTGAGCATAAACAATTTAACGTTATTATCATCGTTATTCATATTTCCTTACCCAATTCTCTTAGTGTTTGTCGGGCGAGTTTCCCGCCATAAAAACTTTCATCTACATCATCCTGTAATGCATCTATAATTTCACCATTGTCGCCTTCATCTGTCATGATATCTCTGGACCAATAATTGTTTTTATCAGCGTAAAACTCCACGCATTTTCTCAACTTTTCATTATATCTCTGCGCTCAATTTTATAACGACCAGGAATGCAATAAATAAAAGCAGCAAGACTTGTTAGAATCAAAAGAAAAGCTGGCAATATTTCTTTGATCTTCTTTATCATGGTCTTTCTAAATAATATCTGCATTCTTCTTTGTTTATTTTTGTGGGTAATCTTTTGTGATAATCATTTTATCCTTGTCACTGTTTTTAATTCTCTACAATCGTCACAGCACCACAATTTAACCTCGTCGTTCCCCATGGTGTCCTTAACAATGCAGAGTTCAAGATCCAAAGCAAAAACCTCTTTTTCGCAATTTTCGCAATTTTCCTTACTCATTTCCATTCTTTACCTACCTTGATGTTTATCGCCTATTTATACCAAGTATCCTTTTCGAGATTATGTGTTAAAACTTTTCTAGATGCCCCTGGTTTTTCTTTGTCTTTATATCTCCACTCAAACCCAATAACGTCTTCAATGAATGTTCTTGGCGTCTTGAGCCTTCCAGCAAACTCCCCTTTTTTAACCATTGGGTGAGTTTCATGATAATCAAATCCGTAAGTCGATCTCTCGCAAAGACAATATTTATAAGTAAAATCTACGCATTTTCTCAATTTTTCGTTCTCTTCTTTGAGTCGCTCAATTTCTTTTTGAAATTTATTTTTTTCTGATTCTATACCTTTCCACATGCCAACCGAGACTAGATCAATTTCGGTTTGTGTGTATCCTGATTTTTTCAATTTACTACAGATAGCATCAAGTCTTTTTCCACCATAGACATAATTACCATTCTTTTCTTTTTCTTCTTCTGTATATTCATCATTCATATTGAGCGCCCTAGTCCTTCAATAATCCCTGAAAATTCAGGTAAAACTTTACCATTTTCTGACTCTAAGCATGACCACAAATGGAATACATGAGAAATGTTTACATAGTAATCTTTCGGCGGGAAAACCATATAGGCGTACCTATCACCAATAAATTGGTCCTTAATCTCTCTTAATTCGTCCCATGAGATATCGGTCATTCTGTTTTTAAGATCTCTTTTAGAGACAGAGACATGAAGCCAATTTTGTCCTTCTTTGACTTCCTTTGAAATAATAACGAATAGATTCTTAGTAAAATGCTTAAACGACGCGCCGTCTAATCTCTCTTCAACCTTTAAAAAATTAAGATACTGTTGTTTTATGATTCCTGATTTCATGACCCATCCCATCTACTCTTGTGTAATTTAATACTCGCTCTCCATTTTTTACCATTGTATACATATTCAAAATGAATAAGACGATTAATCATGTCGATTGCATGGTTTAAAATAACAGAACCCTTTGGAAGGTTTTCTTGGATTAATTCTCTTATTTTCACAATTCACCAATAATACAACCACCACACTCTTCTATCATTTGATCGACAATATCCTTTATGTTGCTTTTCCTGTTGTTAAATTTGCAATTAATTTCTTTGCCGCATATAATTAAAGCAAAAACAAGATCAGTAGCAAGCACAACTGATATACAACATCCACCTGAGTCAGTAATTAAATAGCCCTCATTTGCCTCATTAATAAGTTTAACTTCAATTTTTTCATATTTTTCTAAATCATTCATTCCACTCTTCTCCCATTTTCGAAAGTCATGCTTCTATATTTCCACTTTACTGTAATTCTCTCTTGGATATTATCTCGCACCCAAAAACAAATGGATCGATAAACATCAAGTCTTTCCATTCCATTTAAAACTAGATACTCATTGTTAATAACTCGACATGGTCTTGTCGTTACAGTTTTTAAATAAGTATCTAGTTTTTTTAATAATGTTAAATTAGGTGCTTGGTACATTATTCAATATATTTTTCAATGAGTTCGGATACTTTTAATTGTCTTTCAAAAGCATGAGATAAGGCAAAATATTCTTGCCCACTTATTTTCATCTCACACCTGTCTTTGATGAAAGCAATTACATTCCTAAGAATCTTGCCATCCTCTTTTTTTAAGGCATAAGCAAGGCCATTTGCCATAGCGGGGGATGATGGTTGAACCGCTTGCATTGGTGGTGTAGCCGCCACCTTTGTCTCTTCCATTGGGAACTCTTTTCCAAAAACTTCTTTATAAACAAGCAGCATTTTTAGTATGTACTTTTTAGTCACACCAGATTTATGCCAATTAAGGACAACTGTTCCAGGAATACCATATTTTTTGGTAAACTCCTTGATTGTTAGGCCTGTTTGCTTTCTTGTTTTTACCCATAAATTAACTCTCTGCTTTCTCGTTAAATCCATATTTTCTCCTTGGTTAATGGATTATCCTTCGTTTAAAATTTCCCTTAAATTATTTATTGCTACATCGACCAATCTTTCATCTTTGGTTGATCGATACTCAGCTAAGCATTGTAAGACGTTAACCAATTTTTCCCTCAACATTTTTCCAACGGGATCTATCCTTAATATTTTTGCAGGCCCATCGATTAAAAAGTTAACACTCTGGCCCAACCTTTCGTTAAACTCTATCCGAGCATTATTAAATAAAATTGTCTCACCTAAACCTAGCGAATACTGATTCTTTTGCTGGTCAATTAATACAAGCATCTTCCCATTGATTTCTTTTAAAAATATTTTCTTATCATCGACCAACATACCACCTGTTGGCCTTAATGTGAGTCTCAACATCTCTTTTCCTCTTTTATGTTGTCATACCAAAAATAAATATCGTCCTTGAAGTTACCAATAGAAGCATCTGAAATCCATTCACTTGATCCACGAATCAAATCAAATATCTTTTTCTCTTTCCCAATTAACATAGGATTTTCTTCAGAGTAATTAGCAATTGCCTTTTTAATTTGATACACATTATTTGCAGACATTAATTCAATCATTAATCTTTGAATCATTTTTTACCGGCCTTTAAATCATTTAACTCTTGTATTCTTTTAGACGCCTCTTCAATTGTGTTTACTTTTTGTGGGTTCAAATTCATCTCTTTTTCTAGTTTTTGAATGTAATTTAATTGGGCCTGAGTTGCTAATGGAGTTCCATTGGTTGGTTTTTGATGTTGAAATTTTGGAACTTCTTGCCTTGGTTTTTGTGATCTCTCTTCAATTTCAAATGATTTAGTGTTTGTTTCTTCTGAATCATTTGCATCAATGTCTTCATCGGCAACAACGCCCAGTAATGCTGTTTGTTGATATCTTTTAAAAAAGGTTATTTGACCACCCATTTCTTGGGGGTTCATTAATTGTGGTAATTTTTTACAGGAGTTAATTTGTTCACCACTCGAATGGCCCAATATTGTTTCCAGCCATTCAAATCCATCTTTTTCAAAGATTCTATGAGTCACTGATAAGCCATATTTTGCGCAAATACCTTTTGTCTTTTGGACAATTTCAGATAAGTCAGCATATTCAAACCAATACACCCCACCACTTTTCATTGTTACTTTAACTTTCTTATTTTTCTCGATCGGTGAAAACTCTGCTTGTGCTTTTGACAGTGCTGCAAATAGTTCTTTCAAATTTATTCTCCTTGAAAAATTTTTCAATCTGTTCTTTGATACTTGTTTTATTTTTTAAATCTGGAAAACATTTCGGGCAGTACTGGTCATTAAATAAATGCAAACAGAATTTACATTGATAACAACCAGGACTGCCGTCGTGCTCAACCCAATACTTCATGGAATTACCCTATGCCGTTGCTTTTGCTTTGTGATGAAAATTTAATGAAGATGCTTGCTGAAACACTATTTTCTCCTTGAAGTGTTGGATTGATGAATTATTTATGCATTTATTTTTTTTATAAGTAAATAATTATTTTAAATAAAATTTAATTTTTAATTCATAGTCGCAACCGCCTTTGGCCTTTTGTGGGGCCAGTCGGTTGCTTAGTGTTTAAACGTAACTCTATAACCATTTCGCATCGTGATCCATTTTGAACGAGCGAACCCAATGACAGAGAGTCAAAAATCCTATTACGAATTTTATTAACTTCTGAAGTCGCAACCGCACGAGTGTATGCTCTACCGCCATCATGGCATTAAGGGTTGGTCTGTCGTGCTCAACTGGCCGTTTATCTTGGCATAGCACCGTTCGATCTAATTCCAGCTCATTTGGTTTGAAGCAATTGATCCACTTCTCACTCGCTTCACCCAAGCAGGCTTAGGCCCATACCACATGCAAGCCGCAATATTGTTGGTATGTCCGGGATTTCCTGTCTTCCCTGAACGGCTTACTTTCTCTGTTTAAAGAATTTTACTAAAGATTTGATACTCGTATTTGACAGGCCAACTTGAGCTGATTTAAAGTGATTTTAGATCAGCATTGATCTGCTTGATATTGAGCATCAAGCCTAGGGCATCGGTAGCTCGAAACTCCCGGTGCCAAATTCTTTCCCTAATTATATTCAAAGAATCTCAAAAGCAAACCTAAAAATCATTTCCATCATGCCACTCTTCGTCATTCTTGCATGGAAAGCATATCCGATTCTTTTGGATTGATATGAATTTCTTTTCGCATCGCAAACAGTTTCGCTCAACTGCATCTTTATGTTTGTTTACATACCAACGGTATCTACATTGGTTGCATTTGGGTTTATCCGGCTTTAGAAGGGCATATTTACTAAATTGCTTACGAGGTCTAAGGGTATCGCAGAATTCACATTTAATGGCCTCTAAACGCCTAATCTCTTCGCTTTTCATCCCAATATTTAAACATATCTATTTTAGATTGGTATGCTTAGATATATTATTGACGCGACTCAAATCAAAAACACCCCTTTTTGTTCCTGGTTCAAATGTGATTTTTGTGCCCTTTTTACTGGTTATTTTCTCCAATGCTTTGCATTCATTTGCTTACCCATAGACAAAGCATCACTTGGTGTTTGTTTAACTTTTAAAAAAAATTGTCCAATAAAATTGTTCAACATTGTTCAATGTTGTTTAACTTGAAAGTGAAAGTGCGGGCCTGTTCCGAAGTGATAAATAACTGCCCTAGCAATCCCATCCTTGGCACTTATCGCTCCAATTGGTTTAGCAAACTGCTTGTTGCAATCGATCACTAGGTCATTAATAGAATCAATATCCCAACCGAAGACACTGGCATCGAATGCTCTGCCTTCTTGGTGGGTTACCGAGGTGCTAATCCCTTCTATTTTTGGGCGAATAATTGACGTAACAATAAAGGTGAATTTCCATTTATCGCAATAAGCTTCAAAGTAATCACGTAAGATTATCAGATTGGGATGCACCTTTACCCAGTGTTCTCTGTCGTACGGGTTTTTATATTGGATCATCCATATATTTTTGGAAGTTATTAACAGAGTGAAAAGAAAAATTGTGAATTAAAATATATCAGATGGATTTATTAGAATCTTATCGTCAAGTTTATTGTCTTTAATGCAGGCAATGTTTCCGGCCTCACAAAATTTCCACTTGGTTCTATAAACCTTTTCTTTCTTGAGAAATTTCCTCTCCCATTTAAACTCTTCGTAAGACCAGCACCAACCCTTATCATGGTATTCTTCTGGATCAATTTCTCGATTACACCAGCTCCATACTTCTTTATCTTGGGAGACGGTTTCAGTCTGCCATTCTTCGGCACTGGCACATGATAACAACAACAATAATGGTAAATATTTCACTGGTCTGCTCCGATAAATTCTAAATATTCTACTACTTGCCTGGCATTCCCAGACATTATTTTCACGTAGGGAGATGCACCTTTTAGGTTAATATTTGGTGTTAATAAGAATGTTTTTACTCTATCAAGATCATCATTAAACATCTTTCTCAATATCCTGATCACTTTTTCAGTATCAGTTTCCATTCTTTGTTCTCATTTCTTTTTCTATTTCTGTATACAAAGAGAGATGAAATGCTTCTAGTTTTTCTTTTGCTATGACAATTCTAGAACGAGAGTGATGTGGATACTTGGCATTTATAGCATCGTTTAAATACTGAATGGCCTCTTGATGTTCTTCTTGTAATCTGGCCTTTGCCTTATCGTTGAGCATCTCCATGATCTTCGAAATCATCGTGGCCAGAGCTGATATTGTTCCCAGTGCTGTCGTGATTGGGTCCATTCTTTTTCCAGTTTTTAATAATTAAAGAAACCTTTTTAATGGATGAGAGTGCAGCGGGTAGGTTTATAATCACTTGGAATATGAACTTTAGAAACTGCACCCTCAATCCTTATCGCATGGAGTATCTTTATTTTACTCTTTTTTGGCACCCTTTAAAAGGCTGAATAACTCATCTGCCACTTCACTTAATTCAAGAGTTAAAGTCATCAATGGTTGACCATCTTTGTTTGAATCTAATTGCAATACCAATTTGCTTCCTTCCATTTTAAAAGCGACTACTTTACCTTCCATGTTTACTCCTTTTTTAATTCACATGTTCTTTGGTCAATTATACATAATCCCGTCAAAACTTTGTCTAGCTTTGATTCGTATTTAATATCTATTTTTTCTACATCTGCTTTTAAAGCAAAACCAGAAAAGTAGTTGGTAATTAAAAAGGATAGAGCGGCCGTTAACAGTACAGTTACGGCCCCATACAGTCTTTCCTTGACTGATCTGCTCATTTTTTATTCTTATCGTCGTGTTCTTTAATGAAAGAGCAGTAATCCGCTTTGTATTCTATTGATCGGCAATAGTTTACTTTGCTTTGGAATTGCAAAGCATTTCCTGTAAATAGACCTATAACAAACAAAGCAAAGATCATAACTACTCCTAGGTTAAGAAATCACATATTTTTCTGTGTATTCTATATAGAAAGAACTTGTTCCAGTTGTGGAAGCATAATCTAAAGCAGTGCTACCACTAACGCTAATATCAATATTTGCATATAAAAAAGATTTGGCAACAAGTTGAGCAATTGTGTTTCCGTTATGAGTTACTGTTGTTGTTGATGTTTGAAATCCAGTATCAAGATTATTGTTTGCTGATGTTGTTACAGATGAATTATGTGTGGCCGATGCAGCAGAAGTAGATCCAGTAATAACATCTCCGGCCTTAGCAATAAACTTGTGAACAGTGGCCAAGGCTTGATTGTCGCAAACAACTACTCTTGGAGTATAGGCGGTAATGCTTCCAGTGGTCACATTATAAGTTGGTTTTGTGATTGCTGTTGCCGTTAAGTGAACTGTAATTTCAGCATATTTACCAGATGGGACTGTGTAGTTTGTGCTTACACCTGTTGTCACTGGGTTGTTGTCTGGTGGAATAAAAATAGTTGTACTCATTATACTTCTCCATATAAAACGACTGTAAATTTACTTAAAACTCCACCTGTAGGCATCGATGTAATATCAAATTTCAACCAATCATTTAATGCCACAACCTTATTTGTAATGTGAAAAGCAGCATTTGAACTCTCAGAATAATCAGCGGCAACACCAATATTGATTGAAGGCTTTGTTGAAAACACACTAACCGCACTTCCAAAGTCTAATGAAGTTGATTTTTTAATATCTATTTCTAAAGTTCCAGTTAAAGAACCTTTTGTAAAAAATCCAATCTTAGCACCTGTTAAAGTAAAAGCTTGGTTTGCTTTATGCATGGCCAGACCGGTGAGTGTTGAAAATGAAGCAGCATTAACTACGAGGCCATTGAATATTTCTATTAACCCAACCGCTCCCTCTACTGAAACAATCCTACTTTCATGATCAATAACATCGCCAACAATAATATTGTAAGACGTACTGGTGACTGGATCACCTACTGCGACTGTTGATGGAGCTACATAGGCCATATATTACCCAAACCTGTTTGATGTATAAGTGTAATCGTAATTTGTAACCACTTCGTAATCATTTAAAAAATAACCGTTTTTAATTCTCTCAGTATTATCGGCACTTGAAAATACCGCAGATGAACCATTTGAAAAGTTAGCAATCCTATTCCAAATGTTAGAATAATCTTCCAACTCAACTATTGTATTCATCCCATCTTTTCTAATGGCATTAATAATCCCAATCTTTCCACCATAAGCATCACTGCCAAGTCGGTGAAACAATCGATCAAGTACAACATAAATCTTATCACCCAAATTCTTTTCACTTAGATTTAACTTAGTCGTGATTATTAATCTGTTACTTGAATAGTCATGATAAAACGCCAATCTCTGATTAATCGTCTCGGCCGCATCCTCTTCATACAAATAAATATTTGTCGTCGATGTTCTTTCAGAATCTAAAAACTTATCTGCCAGAGTATTTACTTTAGACTTATAAGACGATGATTCCTTTCCTGAATAACGGCCAATATCTTCATGTTTGTACTGAGAAATAAATTCTCTCACAATGTGATCTGATCTTGTTCGCACTTCCCAAGAAATGATATCACTGTCATCAATCTTAAGAATATCCGTTGGTTTCTTAGAGTTGATGACATTGATTTCAATCTCGAAATCTGAGTTGTAATGTAGTGAACCAATGACAGATTGATTCATGTAGTCAATAGCATCTTTTATGCTTATGAGATTCTTTGATCCGAATTCTAATGGCAATTTTAATGAAGCAATCCACGGTGCCTCTTCAATTGCTTTTGTTAGACTTGTTGCCGAGACATCGCCATCTAATCCAACCTGTGCCAATAGATCATTAACGACTTCTGGGCATGTTTTAATCCATGTCCCTGTGTCTGTTCCATCTTCTGTTTTTCCAAAGCAATTAACAGTTAATAGAGAGTCGTCATTTAAATAGGTCACATTTTTTTTCTGGCCGGCACTAGAAACTGTTGAACCAGGATAATTGGTTCGCACCTTCATTGCTGTATCACTAGTGATCTCTAAAATCTCCACCCAATTGGTTGTTCCAGTTGGCTTAATCCAATCTCGTATTTTGAAATCATTTAAAAATGCCGTACCGCTACCCGTGATGGTTCTACTTCCATTGGTAAATGTGGCAGTGCCAATAAAGTTTTGCTCAATCGTGACGTTAAATTCTGCCAATGGATCCAGATTTAAAGTGCATCCAGTTGTTTGATTATCAATGGTGAAATCACGTATGAAGACAAAGTCGGTTGTTCCAACATTGCATCCTTGAACTGGATAGAGATCTACATAATCGCCAATTATTGGATACGGATCTAGCACTTGCTCAAATTGAATTGTGTTCCCTGATATTCTTCTAATTGTATTTTTAACTGAATTTATTAGAACAATATCACCAGCACTAAAGTTGTCTGTTGAATCGACTTCAATTCTTGTTGCCGTTAATAGATCTGTTATCGTTGCCCTCATTTTTTTAAGAGCATGATCGGTTAAAAACCAATCTCTATTTTTATGGCGATAATTTATCTTTGGTTTAAGAGTTAACGTTTCAACAGTGATGGCAAAATCAATATCACTAGTTAATTCAATTGAGGTGTCGGAAACAACTTCTTTAATCTTGTAAGAATTATCTTCATGGTAAATGGTATCTTCAGGTGAGCATTCAGTTAAAAATGAAGTACCAGATCCAGTTAAAGTGGTGCCGCCAGCACTTCCAGAAATAGTACCAGTAAGAGTAAAACCGTCAAGGATACAATCAGTACAAACGCCCCTAAGGCCTGAAACTCTCCCATAAACTTTCCTCTTAAATGTTCCAATGTTTGATTCTTGAATATCACCTTCGGTGCCATCAAATAGGTTTAGCTGAAGGTTTTTATTAAGATTAAAGATGAAATCTTTTAAATTGAAAGTGACTGACTCTGGAGAGTATTGTTTCCCTGTAATAATGCCTTTATAAATCTTTTTCTTTTCAGATAAAAGAATGGATGGCGACCATGAATAAATAGTTACTTCTTTATTTTCCCAGAAATATTTATCAAACTTGTCTTCAAAATACCCATCGTTATTGAAAAATTTAATATCGCCTTGGCCCTCAAGAGATATCCCCATCTGTTCTGGATCTAATTCATATCCAAAATTGCTTGTTGATTCTAAATGGGTAAGATATTCAACCTCATCACCAGTGCTTAAATCATGTGGTAAAACAAAAGGGCCGTTGGAAAAGAATAGGCGGTAATCTGCCCTTATTAAAACTGCATCTGGATTTGAGCTAGAATTACACCAGACATAAACAGTCTTAGTCGAGTAATCAAAAAACCATTTACCAACACCTGTTATTGCACCAAGGGTATTAACCTCTGTTAGCAATGTTGTGTTCTGATAAATGCGAATGACGTATTCTGGAACAACTTTTTTATAAATAGAACCAGAGTGAACAGTCCAAACAGATAGTTTTGCACTTGGTTCAATCCATGCTAGGACAACCTTTTCGCTCGATGTTTTATTTTTAAAGCTAGAATAAGTTGTCATATTCAGCCGCCATTAATCTGCATGGATGATCTGCATCTCTATTAAATTTAATATTCATTAATTTACTTAACCAATCTTCTCCGAAGTGCTTCTCGATTCCTAGATAGCAAACCCATTTCACGGGGGAAAATATAATGGGAAATGATTCACAGATTAACCATGCGATAAGTTTCCCATCTGTTTCTATTTCTCCGTGAACCGTTTTGGTCTGATTCCAACATGAGAAAGTCATTTTTACATAGAGAGGGATCATCATTGAAACTGCCCAAAAAGGAGCAAGGATAAATGGAGAAAAATGTATTCTGAAAAATATGTAAAGGATTAATTCGGTTCTATACCAATAACGAGAAAGATGAAATACGGGCCTAATCCCCGAACACACTAGGCCCGTAGTATCATCATGCGAATAAGACTTGTCTTTTACATAAGCGGTTTTGATTTTCTCAGTAAAAGATTTTGCCTCATTAACATAACCTAATTTTTTTAAAAGAGTGATTAAATATGCTGTATAGAGTTCACCATTAAACGCATCAAGAATTTCATCCTCTCCCCACTCTGTGTGGCGCCAAGGTCTTAATAGACCTCGCGTATCAAAAAAGTTTGGATGAAATGCTAATTCCATTATTTAATACCCATGGCACATTACAAACCCAGTTCCAGCTGTATCGACTCCTGCGACTTGTGACCTATACGCAACATCACTAGTTGAAACACTATCTATTGTTCCTACAATACCGTTGGTTGTTAAAAAGGCTGTTGCTGAGCAATTTGGAATAGCGGTCCAATAACCCTGCTTAAAATTACAAGTAGTAATACCTGTAGCTGTATTAGAGCAAGATGTAGAATTTAAACAACTACCATAATGTCTATCCGCAACATCTGTAGACATTGTAATTCTATAACTACAAACTTTTGGCTGTGTATGTGTCGATTCAGGACTAGTTACAATATTTGCTGGTACTGCTGCGAGAAAATTTGTGTGAACATCATCTGCCCATGTTGGTTTAGAGTCTAATTCTACGTCTCCGGAAAACCCAAAAGAACTTGGATCATTAGATGCAAACCAGGCTGTTATGGTACTCGCACCTGTATTTGTTATTGCATAACCAACATCGCGATCACTTGTTAAGTTTGAAGCAGACAAGCTAACGGGCTGATTAAAATTTGCGACGTTTTTAAATGTCACCCCTGAAATAGTTATTGTGTATTGACTAATGCTAGAACCAGTAGTCCTTGATCCCCTAATATTAAAATTTAATCTATGTGCGCCATCTGCTGTTCTATAATAAACCCCGACTGCTCTTGTTGTTGTCCAAGATGTTCCAGTTACAGTCAAAGAAGTTTCTCTTGGACTATTCGCTGGAGTGACGATGTTTTCCGTTGTCTGTGGTTCTGCATCGTTAATGCTTATATATGTCCACGAAGCATCAAGTGCTCTTGTAGATCCAGAATTTTGAAAAACTGTAACTTCTATTCTGTCTCCTATTTCTAATGATACATCACCACTTAAAAAGCACTCGTGTTCAAAGTCTGCAATACCTGTTCCCTGGGCCTCACATCTTTTACCTAGTTTCTCTACGTTATTTACTTTAATACTTACTGTAGTGGTTTCGCCCGCATCCCAAGCAGTAGTTCCACCGAATTGTATATTTGTTGCGACACTTACTTTTCTTTTTTTCTTTGCAACATATTTCCAACCAGTATTTGTAGTAGTTACAGAACCTCCACCAGCACCAGTAACAAGATTGTCATCATCAAAAACCTTTGTCCCGTAGTCGATATATGTAGTTGTTGAGTTTGCAACAGAGATAGACGGATTTCCCATGTATGTTGCCGGTTTAACCACATCCACAAAATTACCATATTGGTAAGGTCTTGAAGATAGTACGATGTCATCAAAATAGAGAATCTTTCCACTGTTTGCTGTTAAAACATGGAAGCACCATCGAACTTTTTGTGTTGTGCTTGGGATATAGCTTGCTGTTGAAAATGGTGTAGGAACGCTGGCAGCATTTAAAGTGTGTGTCCCGTCGGCCAAGAATGTCGCATTGGTAACATCATAAATACCAGCCTTTATTTCTCCTGAGTTTGCATTTAGCAAATAACGAGTGCTGAATCCGAGATAATTGTTTTTCTCTCTTCTGTTTACAGATGTCCCAAGATCTATTTCTGGACCACAAATGTAATCATTTTGAGATCCTGCGGCCTCAACATATTTAATACTTTTCCCTGTAGTTCCTGCCCCTGTACCATTGATAAAACTAGTCGTTTCATCTGTAACGGTTCCAGATATCGAACCACCGCCCATTGGACTACTGGCGTCGCCAGTGCTTAATGAGGCAGCAACAACAGCACCTTCAAAGTCTTCTTGATAGAGATTGTAGATATCAAATTCAGGTTCTTGCCAAGATGGAATACCTGAGACAACTTTTTTATACTGTCCCGTCGTCCCAATCGCTAATTTTGAAAGAGTGTTAGATGCAGAACCGTATAACGTGTCACCAGTTGTGATTGTGCTTTGGCCGGTTCCACCGTTCGTCTCATCAAGCACCCCTGTAACATCATTAGTAGATGCCAAGTCAATTTGTGTTGAAGTTATGTTTTTAGAACCATCAAGCTTTAATGGCCTTGAAGCAGTTAGGGCCGATAGATTTGTGGTGCCACTGAGTGTTTTGTTCCCAGCAATAGTTTGAGTTCCAGTTGAAACTAGACCTGGATAAGTAGCATCCGCTGTTTGCTGATAAAATGTTGTGCCTGAAGCGACAGCACCGTTGGCACTTTTAGATTGAGAATCGATTGTGCCAATTGTAATTGTTGTCGAAACAGGTGCAGTGGATGACCATGTCGTTCCGTTTGATGTTAAAACATTTCCACTTGTCCCAGGGGCAACAAATTGTACGGCACTTGTACCATTACCAAGAACAACATTGTTTAAAGTTAATGTTGATGCACCAGTTCCACCATTAGAGACAGGGAGAATTCCAGTCACTTCACTTGTTAAATCGACATTAGAAGTTGAAAGGACACCACTTGTTGCTTTGACAACCCCACTTGAACTAAACCAAGAATATGCTCCTGCTCCACCACTTAATAGTGGTTGGCCAGAGGTTCCAACAGTACCAACAACTAATGAATCAGCATCGGAATAAACTAGGCCGCCATTAGCTGCGGTTAAAGAGTCAAGGTAACCAATTTGAGTTGAAGTTGTTGTTGAGGCAGACGGAAGACCGCTACCATCTGTAACCATTGCCCGAGAGGCAGTTAATGGTGCAACGAAGTAAAGCCTTGTCCAGTTTGTCGAACTTCCATTATCTTGTTTTTGATACCACACACCATTTGTACTTCGAACGTATAACGAACCTTTAGCACCAGTCTTTGCCACAGCACTAGGATCGTCGCTATCACCTGTTAGAATAACAACATCGCTATCTTTCATGATGATGTTTTTCTTTAGCATCTTGATGTAACTACCAGAAAAAATAGCACCTGGGCTTGCTTGTCCAAAAGCAGTAAGAGAAACTGAGAGTAGAAAAACGATTAGAATTAAATTCTTCATATTATCCCAAAAAAGTTACTGATATTTTTCCTGTTGATAAGACAGAATTTTCCATGTGCCTTAGTCCTAATACAGTGGCAGCGGGAATACTTACTTCCAATTCACTTCCACCTGGGCCTAATATTCCTTGTAAAACAGGTGTTCCAGCTGGATCTGAATATAAACCAATAAAAGCGCCGACATCATCTACCGATCTTACCTTCCGAACATCGGCCGCAAGGGAAGCAACAATTGTTAATGGAGTCGATGCACTTGCGGGAATATTTGTTGAAGATGTGTCTAACAATGGGCCGTTAGGTGCATCGATAAAATCTTTTACTTCTAAATTTAGGGCCACGTCTAATTCCTCCCCGAGAGCTTGAACATCTGTCGCATCAAAATTTGTATTAGTATTGTCGAATGTTATATTAGTTGCAGGAAGTATCAGACCGACCACGGTTGGTGAACTCTCACTAGAGAAACCATCTGCAAAATCCAAAACTCGTGTTGCCATGTTAGTTCCTACTCCATAATTCATAGGCCAGAGGATTAAACATATCGTTCGTTGGAGTAAAATCCAAAGGCACTTTTAAATTTTCATGCTCTCTAATCCATCCAATGAATGATGAATTATTAAATGTGTAACCACTTGCACTCAATCTCATCGTATAAACACCAGCGGGCAAATTGAGAGGATTATTAAACTCAACATTGTACCAAACATGTGCATAAGTATTTACTGTGTCTAATGCTGTATAAACATCGCTTGCCGTAAAACTTTTTGACTCTAATAGGTTTGAACCAGAGTCATAAACAGAAAGTGTAAATGTCCCTGCTGGATTATTATGCAAATACAGATATGGCCTAATGGCCACTAAATGCAATCGTGGGAAAAGTTTAGTTGTAAAATCTTGATCTAGTGTTGTCCTCAATTCTTCAACTACGATGGTTGTCATAAACCCTCACTAACTGAACAATTGGCCGTGTATAAAGCATGGAATGGATTTGTTATCGCTGGCTTCTCATCAAAATAAAAGTATCCGGCAAACCTTTTATTATTGTTTAAAATATCGCAATCAATATACATGAAGAATGGTTTTATCTTTCTATTGTAATCATACACAGAAAAGAAATCATCGACTTGATCCATTGTCATATTAGAAAGAACAAAAGCAATTCTCTTTTGATCTGGTAATTCGTCTATAAACTTCTGTCCATAACGATTAAGCTGAATAATGGAGTTATCATTATCAATAAACTGCCAATTATAATCAGGCGATTTACCTGTACCAATAAGCTGTTTTTGACCGATAAATATTTTAGAAATTTCAACATAACTAGTTCCAGTCGCAACAATTCTCCAATATCGATAACTTTGTGTTGTGATTTCTTTGATTGCTATTTCGTGCTCAGAATCCAAATCACTTGATGTGATTGTTGTCGAATAAGCAGGCGATCCCCATGTGTTTGTAGCATTTGCCTCGACAGTTATGGGCGTATCTATACCCCAACCATTTGTTCCGTGTGGAACCAATAGGATTGAATCGACATCTTCCGTGCTTTGAAAATCGAAAACAATATTTACACTTGCACCCGTCGAGCGAAACACCTTAGACCGTCTATCATCTTTTAAATTGGATGCTGGGAAGAAAGCATTTTCAGTGCTCGGAGTGATCACTGTGCTTGATTGATTTACTAAATTGTAGTTATAAAATTTCAAGCTCATGCTAAAACAAACCCACTTCTGACCTGATTTCTGGTCGCACGTGCTACTTCTCTTCCGTCGATATTAACTATTATAGGTCGATTGATTAATGCTTCAATCAAATTCATGTTTGTTTCTTCTGATTTAGATTCAGACTTTAAACTCTGTTTTCCATCTAGCAGATTTTTTAACTTAAATGCTGTACTTCTATCGACAACTAATTCGCCTGGCATTAATGCTGCTGGTACGGAATCTTGCCCAGCTAATCCACCAGTCACACTTTTAACAAATGCCTGACCACCTTCGGCAAATCTGAAGATACGGCCTACACTCTTGGCAGCATTACCAGGTGTATTTGCAATTGATTTAACTATTGCCTGAGCAATTGCCGGTGCCTGTTCTACGAGAGATGAGGCAAATGTTACTGCGACAGTAGGCATCTGGGCCTGAAATTCAGCAGTTATTTTAGGCACGCCTTCTACAATTGCACTTATAATTTTTGGTGCATTTTGTACTAATTTATCAACAACTTCAGGCATTTTTTCGATTAAAACCTGGGCAGCTTCAATGATCCCTTCAGTTAATCCAAGAACCATATCAGGTATTGCATTTGTGAACTCAGTAACAAACGCTCGTGCTGCCTCTTTCCCTTTTGATAATTCTTGCAATATAGGGCCAACAGCAGATCCAATTGCCTCACCAGTAGTTCCGCCAAGAGCAAATCCAGCAAATTGAGCACCTTGACCAAGTAATGAACGAGCACCACCGGCACCTTGAGTAACGGCACCGCCAATACCAGAGAGTGCACCAAACAGAGAGTTTTTATCTTTGGTTCTGACAAATTCAACAAAGCCTTTAGCGATATTATTTTTAGCTTCATTAAATGTTTGTAATGCTTTTCTTGCGTCTTCCTCTGTTTTCTTTTGTGTTTTTGAACTCTCTTCTCTCACTTTGTTGTTGTAATCTTTTTCTATTCTTAATTTTAAATCTGATACAATCTTTTTATCGTCAAGTGACAGTCTTGATATGTTTTGCTCATTGCCAAATATATCATTAAGTTTTTTTAATCTTTCATCTCTTTCTTTTTTCGCTATTTCGGTAGTATTTAAACCAACTTTTTTCAATTCATCAATGAACTTTTGTTTTGCTCCTTGATCAACACTAAAAACAATATTAATCTCTCTGTTTTTTGCAAATTTAATTGCATCATCAATATCTTTATTAGTTTGTTCCAGTGCTTCAGACTTTATCTTTGCTTCTATTTCTACAATTTTCTTTTCAAGAACAAGTCTTCTTATTGCTCCATCTGCACTATCTAGTTCCTGTCTAAATCTTGATAGTTTCTCAGTATCACTCTCAAGGTCTGCAAATATTTTTATTCCAGAAGTGGCCTTTGCTAATGCTCCCTGAAGAAAACCAGTTTCTAAAACAATTTTACCAATCTCTTCTTTGGCGTCTGATAGAGTGTTTTTAAATTGTTCATAGGCACCAGTGAGAGTGTTTATATCTTTTTCTGCTCTTGATCCAAATTTTTTTTGAATTAGATCAATTGCCGCTCCTGCCTTTAATTGCTCATCTGTAAGATTTGCAAATTCTCTTCCGAGTAATTTTAATTCTCTTGGGAGTTGACCAGTAAGTGATTTTAATAGGTCATCTACAGACGTATTTAGATCTCTTCCAGTTGTAGCTGCTAAGTCTGTTGCTGTTTCAACTAACTTCTTTGCCTCGTCGTTTGTTAAACCAAAAGATTTTGCAACGGCCAATTGCTTTATAACTAGATCATCTCCAAATCTTGTAGTCGATTGAATTTGAGAAGCAAATGCTTTAAATGAATCAATATTTTCTTTTGTCGCTTCATTTGTCCCCTCCAGAGAGACAGTTAAATCATTTAATGCTTTTTCTGCTTGCAATGCTTCGTTTATAGAGTCACTTATAAGATCACTTAATTCTGAAAAAGCTTTCCCAGCAATGGCAATTCCAAGTCCAAGTTTACCAAAAGATATTGGAAGATTTGATGCAGTTTTGCTTATTGTGGATAATGTATCTTGTGTATTTTTTTGAGTCTCATTAGCGGCCTTTTGGAGTTTTGTTAATTCTTGGGTGGCGACTCTAATGCCGTTGATATCCGCCTGTGTTTTAATGAGAATATCAAGTTGATCTGCCACGTTTTAATTCCTCGCTCTCTTGAAAAATAAATTCATTTTCTATGGCCAGGAATATCTCAAGGGTTATTGGATCAAAATCTTTATAGTCCCTTGTTATCCCTAACTTCGCCAACTTTTTCATTTTCAAAAACTCAGAGACATATATCAATGCCTCTGTTTGTTTTTGATTCCATCCATAGTAAGCATCAAGGCATTGTGACTTGATCGCTTGTTTTAATCGTTTCCCAAACTTATTCCATGTAGCATTTGTCCTGCTATTTTAAATAGCAATTCATTGCACTCGGAATACATGAATAAATCATTTTTATCTGTGAACTTTTTTCCACTTTTTTCGTGAAAAAGATCAACACGAATAATTCTCTCTTCGGCAATCTTAGACAATGTTGAAGATTGGTCTAAATTACTTGCTGCATCTGCACCATTAAGTGTTACTTGACCTATTAGTTTTAGTCTTTCAGACGGCATGGGGAAGTCAACTTCAACCTCCCCATTAAAACCTGTACCTTCCAACATTGATTCTTTAAAAACAAATTTCAATCAAAACCTCTTAAAGTGTATTCATGTAAAACTCACCAAGGGCAGACGCCACGTGAGGTTTAATTGTTAAACGATAGATAATCTCATCATTATCATTACCAACTTGAAATCCAGATATTGTGCAGCTGGGTGAATAGAAGTTAAAACATTTACCAGGAACCCAGTTTCCACCGCTCTTGGTTCCACAGTTAAACATGCAAGCAATATTGGTTGAGTTTATATATTTATCGAATTTATCAACATCGTATGCTTGGGCAGTAACATCTACCTCGATAGATATTTCTCTTGCTGTTACAGTGCTTCCAGCGAAACCTGACTCCTCGCAAATATCTGGAGTTGGTGCGATTGTGTTGTTTATGTTTAAAGTTAAACTTCTAACATAGGCACAAGTTGTATCGCTTGAAGATCCAAATAAAAACTCAGCATTCTTACCGACTAGAGCATTTGTTGAATCAAGTGATGCGGTTTGTGGACTTGATAAAGTGATCGCTGAATCAGAAGTGTAAGACAATGCAGATGTATCATCTGCCACACTAAATCCAAGAGTAGAGCCAACAGAGTTACTTGTGTTACTTCCGGTTGCCCATAGTAAACTTAAAGTTCCACTTGATTTAGAGATTGTAAATTTACCAGTAGATGAACTGTAGGAAACAGTCATCCCAGCAGTTTGAGCATCAAATAGTGCTTGCAATGCTGAGACCATTTCTTTTGGAGTTTTGTATGTTCCAACAGTTAATGTTAATACTTTTACTCCGCCATCATTGTAATCTAAATATTTATTTGATGATGTAATTACGATTGGATCAAAGCCATAATAGGTTCCCTTCATTCCAAATTGAGCATTAATTAAGGATGTTGGATTAGCAGTCATGCTCATAGATTCAACTTTAGCATCGCCAATCATTTGAATTGCTGTACCATTACCCTCATATAACCAAGCGGTATAATATGAATGTGTATTAGCAGGCTTATACAAAACGCTTTTACCTAGATTTACACCAGAAGCCGGAGCACCAGGAAGAGCAAAGTTGATAGTAAGATCATCACCTAAAACACTTAATACGTTACGGATCGAATAGCCATTGCTAGCATCCTTAACCATTACGGCCGTTCCACGTTCGTAATTTACACCTTCTCCTGTATCAACTTTTAACAAAGTAGTTGTTGAACTTGATACCGTATCATATTCACTTGAGAGAGTTGACTTGCTTCCCATGATCCCTTTTAAAAGATCAGCATATTCAGTCTCGGTACTATCTGTACCACTCCCTTTAATATAGTGAGAAAAAGAAACTGTAGGTTCTTCTGCACCTTGAATTGATTTAGATGCACCAATTGTTCCTGCCAATTCTTCATTGGTCAATGAAGCGATGTTGGCATTTGCTTCGTAACCTGACTGTAATGCCAAGTAGTCAGAAGCAGATGTTGGCTTCAAATAAGTTCCTTGTGTACTTTGTTCTTTGATGGCCATCACTGAGCCCTTAATACTTGCCATAATGTCTCCTTATATGACTTCGAAATATTTAATCGTAAATGTCACTTCGATACTAATAAAATTGTATTTGTCACCTTGTACATTTTCAAGTGCAGATGTTGAGTCGATGTTAATATCAATAATCTCCTCTTCCCCAATATTGTTAGTGGCATAAAAAAGAGATTTAAAACTCTCAGCATCTTCTAATATTGATTTAGTTGGATCATCAAAACTATCCACATCTGAATCTAATTTAAAAAATTCACGAGTTAATACAACAGAGAAAGAAGCTAATTCTTTTCTTCTGCACAGTTCGTAACTTTCTAAATTAGATCCACCAAACTTTAAACCATAACCATCTTTTAATAGTTGTTCTGGATTGTCTGGTAATGAATATGGGTTAGGTATTCTTGTCTTTGCTGAATACAAAGTATTCAAACTTGAAACAACTGAGTCATAGATTTCGCTAATCTTTGTACTCATCTGGACATGAACCCCACTTTAGCAAACTTCTCTGGAGCATCTAAAATGCCATCATTGTCTAAATCAACACTGTATTGAGAATTAGATAATCGATCTTTGTATTCATCTCTCGCCCGAGTAGCATCGTCTACATAGTCATCGCCAAGAGCTGTAAAGATTATTTGAGCACACTTAGAAACAGCAGCAAGAGTAAAGTCTTGGTATTTCAAAATGTTTTCACCAGATCTAATTACGTTTTTAGATATTAAATCTTTAATCAATATAGATGCAGCTTTAACGTGTTGCTCTTCCCACGTTGTCTTGCCTGATTCAAAGGCTGTTTTTAGTGCACTAGAATTAAAGATTGGGTATTCAGCATAAAGGTCGTTATCAAGTGAGAACAACGGCCCAATCCAGCTAATGATCGTACTCGCTGTTAGTGTTGCACTGAATGAAATTCTCATCCAGTATAGATCATAAATTTTTAAGGTCGATAATGCAGGAATAATATCGCCTTGATCATTAGTGCTTTCTTTATCCCAACCATTGTTTCTATTTGGTGTAAAAATAACATGGCCGCTTTGAGATATTCCGATTGTGTCATCGATCACTTCAACCATGTCAATCCAATCTTTACCATCCCAATACTCAATGCTCATCGTTGCTGATACAGCATTAACAGTTGAACCCATTTTAAAATAAAGGCAATTAAGTGGAAGATCGGCACCAATGTAGATGTAATCTTGGTTTAAAGTATAAGAAAAAGTATGAGTACCAGATTTATAATCCTCTACTTTCCTCGTGATATCGGTCAAGACACCATTATCAGAATAAATTACTCGCATGTTTTCTGCCTTATATAATCCCAAGATGACCTTAAGTCATAATCATCACTGTTTTTTATTTCATTTGCAAAAAAATAATGGAAAAAATGGAGAGGTATTTCCTGACAAGACAACTTTTTCCATCGGGAACCAATGTTAAGTTTCTTCCCTGTAATGATATTCATCAATTGACCAAATATTCCAAGATGGTCGTAATGAGTTTCTTCGATAGACTCAACCCATTTTCTCATTTTAATGTGATCGATTGATGAATATTCACAGAATATTGATCTTACAATTGAATAATTATGAAGGAAGTTTTTATCTAGGCGATCTCTTACACCATGGCCTGTGCTGTCGATAAAGCGACGAGATAATTGATTTGGATAATATGACATTGCGATGTGAGAGTATGCTTCCTTTTTCCATGGAAACATTTTTTGAAATAGCATTATGATCCATGCCACTAGTGGTAATTTCACTTTCGGTCTGCATTGGTGAAATCCTATGATCATTTTTTATACACCTCTAATATTATTGATAGATTTTTTTCTATTCCTTGAGAGTGTTTGAACGAAAATTTAATTTTATTGGTGTGGTATGTAGCATTATATTTAAGAATCTTTGGTGCTTTTCCATCGGTAACTAAAGAATCAAACATTGAGATATCTATATTTTGGGCAAAGTGATGTGATCCACCCATGATTTCTGGGACATCTGGTGCCACAATAGAATCCATTAGTATCTTTTCATTTGGCTTAGATACTTTTCCAGAGACAACAAAATAGTCATAAGTTGGTTCTATTGTTATCTCTGTTCTTACGGCCAATGCTCCTGTATTTGTATCATCTCCTTGAGTATCAATCATTTTATAAGATGTATTGATCGTTGGATCTGGAATCCAGTTTCTAAAAACCTCTAATGAACTCGAATTTGAAGTTGTTAGGTTTATTCCAATCGATCGATAAGACCAACCACGGGGAACAATTTTATGCCTTACAAGCAAGTCACCATCATCATCCGCTGCGGAAATGTTTGATAGAAC